GCAACAATTGTCTGGACAAGAGTCGGCATGAACTCAATCAGCTGCTGGCACAAAGCAGTCAATACTACGAACAAAGCCTCAATTAACTTAGGTCCTTGCTCGACGATGATTATGCAAATCTGTCCAATGGCAGCTCCGATTACAGGCATGATAGCCATCATCATAGCCATCATAGCTGCTCCGAACGATGGAGCCGCTGCTGCTAATGCCCCAAAGGTTTCTTGTAGAGCAGAAGCCAAATCCGGAGCAACCGACTTCAGAATCTTGGTTCCAGCGGCAATACCAGCAGCCATAGCTGCGAATCCTCCGCCGATGATAGGACCTGCGGAAGCCAGTAAGGCAAAGAATGCTGTAAGCACAATAACCAAAACAGTAACTGCACCAACGAAGACCAAAGCGATCCCGACCAGATCTGTAATAACCCCAACTAGAATTGCTAAGCCTGGCGCTACAAGAGGTGCGATCGCGGCAGCGGCAAGAAGAACCGCAATTCCACCAGCAATAGCCAGCAATGCTTTAACGATAGTACCCGGTTGAATGTCTTCATACTGTTTAATTGCCTGAGCAAGCAACCACATAGCCCCTGCTAGGATAATAAACGTTTCAGCAGCAAACGAATCGTCAGGTGCCATCATAGCGATGCCTACTAAAGCAAGCATAACTGCTGCCATTTTGAAGGTTGCAGACAAGAGCGTTCCCCAGTCATACGCCAAGAATGATTGAATCACATTGGCGATCAGAACAAGAGAGACAACGATTGCCAAAAGCCCAAATGACGAGACGCTAGCCTCCTTAGGAATCAATGCCAGTGCCCCAATTAGAACACCGAAGGAGGCAGCAATACCAAAAATACCACGAACCAAAGTTGCGAAGTCCATATTACCAAAGGTAAGAACTGCTTCGGAAAGTGCGTTAATTGCTCGTCCCAAGCCCATGACCAATAGAGCCGCGGCAATAGTAATACCACCGTCCTTCGAGAACTCGGCAATTGCAGCAACTGCTGCTCCGATTCCAGCAATGACAACCGTGACTGCGATCAAGCCTTGCATTAGAGTTCCAGTATCCATGGTTCCCAATTTAGCAATCGGCTTGGTTAACATCTTCACTGCGATAGCCATCGCCAGCATTAGACCGGTTCCCTTGATTACCGTCACGCCGTCTTTGCTAAGAACCTTAGCAACTGCGGTCATTCCGGCAACTAGTGCGCCAATAGAAGCCAAACCCTTCATGATTTGATCGCCGTCGAGGCTTGAAATTGCTCGAATGGCGAAAGCTAGAAGTAAGACGCTTCCAGCAAGAAGAACTGACACTATACCTAGCTTGGCTAGCTTACCTTCAGGGATTTCCAACTTAGAAAGCGATTTCATGGCGACTACTAGCCCTAAAGTAAGAGCCCCAATAGCCGTCAACGCGTTCATTAGCTGTTGCGATGGAATTGCAGCCAGCACAAATAGCGCAGCTGCAAGAATTGCGATGCTAACTGCGATGTTCTTAAGCGCTTTGGACTTTAGCTGGTCAGTCATTGCCTTAAGGGACTTCGTAACCGAATCCAAGATCTCACTAACACGTCCTGTAAAGTTCTTTACGTCATTTACAGTATTGTTAAGATTCCGGAAGAAACGGACTACCATCTTCGCTACAATGGCGAGAACACCAGCATTGAAGATACCCTTGATGACATCAGCGAATGATACATTGTCGAAGGCATGGGCGAATCGAGTGCCGATATTTGACAGCATCTTGCCCATATTATCGAATGCCTTGGCCATATTGGCCTTGAATTCTTGGAAGGTCTTGTTTTCGTTGACGAATGTTCGAACTGATTTGGCAGCATTAGCAAAGCCAGTCGAAATTGTCTTGGTGCCACTAGCGACAGACTTAGCAAGTCCAACAACCGTGGTTCCAACGGTATATAGAATACCGCCTACAACTCCAAACTTAGCGAAAGAGTTAACTGCCTCATCAGAGAAGTTTCGGAAGCCGTTCTTAACCCAAGCGATAACAGCTTTAACAGCTTCAATCGAGCCTTCAAAGAAATGAGTAAGCTTAGCAGTCATCGTTTGGAGACCCTTAGTTACGTTTTGTAAAATAGGTCGCAAACTACTGACATCAAAACCTAGGTATTCGAGCTTGTCGGCAAATGAATCCATTTGAATAGACAAGCCGTTAAAGAAGTCTCCCTGACGGTTGATATCTTTAAGCCCACTTACAAATTTCTTAATGCTTTGGACGGGCGCAGAGAATACAGTAGCCAACTTATCTTGCAGCATTCCGCCGATCTTACGGACTGCATCCATTTCCAAACGAAGATTTGCCATATGATCAGTCGTTCGTTGGGCAAGCACTGATGATACTTCAAGCTCTGCCTGATCGAATATTGCTCCGAAGGAACCGGAGCGCTTAACGACGCTTTCAAACTTCGAGAACGGATCTGTGATAGCGGCAATCTGTTTAGAAATCTTAGGATCTACTACATTCTTTGCTTTTTCGCTAAGTGCTTCGAACCTCTTCCCGATATTGTCAAATACTTGCTTCGTTTTATCGAGAATACCGATTTGTTTGACGAAGTCTTTTACCTTATCAGTAAGTACTCCGAAAGCGTCCTTTGCTATATAGACAAAGATTCGAAGTACATTGACGAAAGTCTTCACGTAGTCGCTAGCAACGGATACGGATTTCCCGATAATTGCGAAAATTGAATCGATACCGGTGTTCACAATAGCTACGAATGCATCTACCCATTTTCCAAGGTACCCGATGCCCTTGCTTAAGGATTGAGACAGCGAATCGAGAGGCGATAGGCCGCTAGTCAACGTAGAGAACCAATCCTTAAACATTGCCGTAAGGTCGCCAATCTTACCCATAAGGTGTACGATCGGACGAACCACCGCCCCAGTCAAGGTCAAGCCAAATTTTGCAACATTAACCGCAACAATAGAAACAAATTTCGCAAAGCTTAGTAGCGCTCCGGCTGCGACTCCAAGAGCAACTCCAACTGCCTTTCCGATAGACTTCAAATCTGCTGCAAACACGTCGGAGATTCGAATCCAATCGGCGATCTCATGCCTAAAGAACGCGGTAAACTTGAACAAGGCTTGACCAGCATCGCCATTAAATACGGAGATTATACCCTCACCGAGGGCTCCAATAGGACGAAGGAGGTTCGTGAATAGAGCGCCAAGCCCTTCCCACAGATCGAACCAACCACCTAATTCGTCCCATCGCTTAAGGATGTTAACTAGGCCGCCCATTACAGCATCGATGCCACCGCCGATAGCATTTGCTACGCCAGTCCAAAGATTTTGGGCTCGCTCGAAGTCGCCGAAAATGATTCGGAAAATAGATGCCCATCCGGAACCAAGAGCTTCCTTAATATTTCCAATAAGCTGACTGAAAGTCTTAACCTTGGTTGCTGCATTGTTAGCAGTCTCGCCCATCTTCAGAATTTCTTCGGTCTGCTGTTCGGTGTATCCCATGTTCAGAAGCTGTTCGCGAGAAAGGTCTCCCGTGTATTGCTTCAGAGTTTCCAACATAACCGAACTGTCCAACCAACCGTGCTTAAGAGATTCTCGGAACGAGCCTTCCTTAGCGATCATCTCGTCAACCGCTTTGCCATGGTTACGAGCAGTTCGCTTGAGGGCTTCCTGGAACTGTTCGCCGCCCATACCAGCATTAGCAATTGAGTTCCAGTCCATCAGCTTTACAGTTCCGGTAGCAAGTGCCTGAGATAACTGGTACATACCGCGAGCGGTGTTTTCTGAGTTGGCTCCCATCACGGCGGCGACATTAGAGAAACCCTTAATTGCTGCCACGGAGTCATTTAGTCCAACGCCTGCCGCAGTAAACGTACCGACATTTCGGGTCATCTCGCCGAAATTGTAGATTGTTTTATCTGCGTACGCATTTAGTTCGTCGAGGGCTGCGTTGACTGTAGCAATGGTCTCACCTTTGCTGGCAGTATTTGAAAGGACTGTCTGAACTGAGTCGAGTTGGCTTTGGTACTCTCGGAAGCCGTCCATGATAGGTTCCAGAGTGAAAGATGACAGCATCGAGGCGCCGGTTTGGATTGCTTTAGAAGCAATGTTTCCCAAAGCAACCGCAGCAGCTCCACTAAGAACTGAGAACCCAGTCGAAACTTTTTCGACAGCTCCGCGAAGTTGATCCATACGTTCAACTGGGATGTTTGCTGTGATGCTATCGAAAGCGTTACCGACAGCTTTGAAATTCATGGACTCTTTTAACTTAGATAGAGTACCAAGAACCTCATTTGCTTTACCAGCGAACTTCTTATCTTCAAGCTCGATGGAAACGACTTTATTGTCGATCGTTTTAGACATTTCGGGCGGCCTCCTCAATCTTTTCCGCTATTTTATTAAAGATTGGCTTCATTGCAGGGTTGACGTAATCGATTCCCTCTACGAAGCCGCCGGTTCCGGTGCCATGTCCGTACTGCAGAATAACAGCAATAGGAACGCCCGAATTAACATGGGTGTTATACCAAGTAACAGTCATTCCGGTTTCTGTTTCGGTTATGGCATACTCCCACGAAGACGCCGTTTTTCCGGTTCGAACCGGGGTTGCCTCTGATAGGGCGGCAACGCCCATTCGTCCAGCTTCGTTCAGGATGTTACGAAAACGTTGAATCCTAAAAGATTTCAACCATTTTGAAGTTTCGAAATCTCCATCTAGATGCATAGAGATCATGGGCGTTGCCTCCTTTCAGTTAGGCAATTGCTGCCTTAAGTGCAGCTTCGGTGATCGGTCCGACGATGAAGTCGACCTCAACACCAAGAATTGATTGGACCTTGCCGGTCGTGTCATCGTGTGCATCACGGCTGTCAGGGCCCCAGATTCCGTCGACATAGGTTCCGACGGTAGACTGAGTGAACTCAACTCCGTACGGGAAGGTCTCACCACCATATGAAGATGCCGAAATAAGCGCATTAGCTCGCTGAGGGAGCTCGTCGACACCATTTGCATGGAGTGCTTCGCACAGACGTTCCTTGATCGAATCGTTCGAGCCGCTAGACCCATGCGTCTCGTCGCCAGACAGCTCGCGGTACATTTCCTGTGCGTACTGCATGTAACGATCTCGGTATTCGTCACGAATCTGACCGGGGCAGAAGGTGGCCGTGAAGTTAGAGTGCGGGAAGACATTCTGGCCCCAAACGGGGTAGCCAAGATTGTATCCGTAGCAAAGAGCTCCAGTCAGCTTACCACCGGACCGAATAGTCTCTTCGGAAAGCTCCCAATCAGGCGCGCCAGAAATATTGGCGTGTTCGATACCGATTGAGCAGAGGTTCTCGTTCCAGTCGCCAGCGTGGAATGCGGTATCCCAGTCGTGAACGATCTGAACGACAGTACCATCGTCTTCGACCTGGTAGTGCGCTGACGTACCGCTACGCTCCCAGAACCTGGCTACAGTTTCGCCGCTCTGTCGAACCCCAGCATTGTGGTGAAGAACGATATGACGGATATTAACACCATCGCGTCCTTCCATATGAGAGTACCCGCGAGCATCGTTAAGAATGCAGTTGCGGTCTGCTTGCAAATTAGTGTAATCCATGGTTTATCCTTTGGAATTCGTTCGAGATCGTCTAGCCATGTTGAGAGCACTTCTGGCAGCCGCGCTCGATCTCGGATCATTAGTTTTTGTTGCCTGTGAATTTTTAGCTGAAAAAATTCGAAGTAGTGCTAGTAGTCTACTAAGATGCCATTCCTCAACATCTATCGGGATGTTATTTTGGAACATTGCATAATAAAGCAGTTCGGAGGTTAGTGTGTCCGAGCTGCCTTGATTATTGCTAGATTGTTCTAGTAGATGCGTAGCTGTTTTTTGGTCACTAATGTAATCAATGACCTGTTTTTGTATGTCAGCATCGTATCGCTGGAAGAATGTATCTCCCAGTTCTCGATCGGACATACATTGAATGTAGTACATCACCTCGTCAGGAGTTGACGGGGGTGACTCTAGAAAAGAACGCTTGTATTTGCACTCCCATAGGCTTACAGATTTTAGGCTGTGTAGCAATAATACTCGTTCTTCCGGAAAATCTGTAAAACTATTGTCATGCTCGTTAAAGCGTTCTTCTGCCGGAAGAAAAAGGGCTAAAAACATAAGGTCACCGAACGAGTGCCATAATTTCATTAGGCATGAGAAGCTTCGGCTGAGCAGTGGCAGAGCCGTAAAGCTTGTCGAGAACTGCCTTCAGCTTGGTGGCGTCGACCTTGGTGCTGTCGAGCGTAAGAAGCGAGGCAGGCTTCATACCCTGGACGGCAACCGGAGTGGTGTTGCATTCCCAAGAGAATGCAATTGCGTCCGGGGAGTCCGACACAGTAGCGTATGCCTTCTCCGAAGGTGATGCGACAGCGCCGTACACCACGTGAATGAGCTCACCGTACTGGTCGCCCTTTGTGTCGTTGCCCAGAATGGTCGAGTAGCACAGAGCGAAGCGGGAGCGGTTCTGCTGACCGACAGTCACACCCTTTGCCAGCTGAGCAGTTCCATCGCACTCTGCGAATTCGTCCGGGTAGGTGTAGGCTTCGATAGTCACCTTGAATTCCTCAGCCGAGGTCAGGGTGAGGTACTTGATGTTGTCGGCGTAAATAGAGGTGGCTTCGGCACCCGAGGGGGATTCGGTAACGGTCTTAAGACCATTCCACGCCACGCCATCCTTGTAGGCGTTCGTCGAGTTATCGAAAACGTAAAGGACGCCCTTACTTACACCAGTGTGGTATACATGCGATCCTGCCGCATCCCAAGTGATAGCAGTCATTTGCTAACTCCTTCTATAAGTACATTGTGTAAACAAAATGATTTAGTCCGTTTACACGATAGGTGGTATCAAGATTCGTATAGGGTACTTTTTGCAAATCGTATAGGTATTCCGGAAATGGATGTTTATCCATGACTGTTACCGTATATCGATCTCGCATTGAAAAAACTGTATTAGACGCACGAGTCGATGACAAATCCGACAGATGGAAAACAACGGCTGGATATGCCATTTTGAGGTTTTCTGGCGGCTGAAAGTAAACTCGGTCGTGTCCTACAATTTTTGACAAGATTGATTGGGCTTCTTTAAACGTTGCCATTATACACCCCGCCAAGTACGATGATTACTCTCGGGGGCTCCAAAGTAATTGTAGTGACGGACCACTTAGTGCCCTTCCAAACTACATACTTTAAAGAATTTAAGTGATTGAAAATCTCATTGTTGCCAATAACTGAGATTTCATTGGCCAATCTAACGGAGGCATTCACTTCTTGTTCACTGTATACTCGGCTGGAAATTTTTCTGAAAGTTCCTTTAGCCTTGATTTCAGTAGATACTTCGTTGTAAATGCCTCCGTCAGATAATTCCGTTCTGACGAAGCCAAGCAGACCGGAAAACCTACTCATGGTCAGGCCGTTGCCTTGCGGGTAACAGTGAGAGCAGAGTAAGGAACGGTAAGAGAACCGCTGCAGCGAGTCTCCATCAGGTACTTGTACTGGTTGAAGTCGATGTCAAAGTCGGTTGCGAGACCAAGCTCACCGCCAGCATTTGCACCAATGGTGTAGTCAGCCATGTTGACTGCAATTGCGAGAACGTCGCCCTTCTTGTTTTCGCCCAGATCGCGCTGAAGACCTTCGAAGTAGGGAACGGTCACGATCTTAGCCACATTGCCGAACGCGGAGCGAAGCTCTTCTGCATTCGAGTAGAGGCGACGGCCGTCCTTGTCCTTCAGGAGGAGAAGCTTGGTGTAGAGCGTCTTGGCCATGAAAAGGGTCGGTGCTCCAGTACCCTCAAGCTCCGCGAGCGCCATGACAATGGTGTCAATAAGGTCGGCATCCTCAACAGTCTTCTCGATCACCTTGTGAATTGCGAACAGATCGTTCTCGCGAAGGATCGGTCGAATGGATTCTTCGTCGATCTTTCCGGGGTTGTCCGCAGTACGACCGTCACCGATCAGAATTGCACGAGCGAGTTCTTCCTGGAGCTTGATGCGCATTTCCTTCTGAACCCATGCCGCGACATCGAGATCAGTAATATCGACCAGGTCGTCACGGTCCAGCTTCTGCTTCTTGTAGATCGTGGTGGGGTTGGTGGTTCGGGTAAGGAGACGAAAGACCTCGTCGATCTTCTTGGAGCCCTTCTTGGCGTAACCCATTGCTCGAGCCTTGTCGTCACGGATATCAGCGAACACCGACTTGACGCGGGCGAAAGGCGAGTGACGAGCGGCGGTGACAACATCCGTCACCCAAGACTGATCTCGGTTAATGAACGAGGGATCCTTGTCAAGCTTTGCATCAGGGAACAGGTAACCGATATTCTCGATTCCGTAATCGGCGTGTGCGAGTTCGGAGGAGAGGGTAGTTCCGTGAGATTGTGCAAGCTTTGCAATTTCGGTGTAGATCTCGGAGTGCTTCAACGTGTTTTCGGGCGATGCTTCGCCGTTAGATTCAAAGATATTGTGCTTCATATCATTCTCCTGTTCGGATGGGTTTTGGTCTTGGTTTTTTTCTTTAAGTGCTTCGTCCAAAAGGTATTCAAGCACCATCATTTGGTCATCATTAAATGTATCCAAAATATCTGCGACAGTCTTTTCTTCGTCCTTGGAGTCAGAAGTCTTTTCTT